TCTTTTTGGAGGCTGGTTAGTGGCTGTAAAGGCAAAGGGGGGTAGCGCTGCGCTCAAGCGGCAGCACGAGCCTGGTCCCCCGAAAACCACGTCGATTGGACAAGGCCAACATTCACGCCCCCGTCGCAGGGGCAAGAAAAAAACCGTTGGCCAAGGGCGCCGCTAGTTGACGGCCCATCACGAGGAGGCTACCCTATGGTGGCCTCCTTTCTCATGTCATGCCTTTCGTCAACACCATTTCCTTCTCCCATCGCTTTTCTGACGATGGCGCAGCAACAGACACTTGCTCTTATCAGGAAATCAACCACACTTACAGCGCCGACAATAGTTACGCGTTGTCCAGNGCTTTCTATCAATTTATGATGGCTTGTGGCTACGCACCAAGCAGCGTTTGCGAAGCCATGCAAAGCATCGGCAACGAATACGGAGAAGCTTATTGCTACGANAAGAAGAAGAGCGATTAAGAAACCATGGCCCAACGCATTGTCAATGGAGAACAATACGAAGCCATGCTGATTGGGGGCGACCTCGATGGAAGCCCCTTGGATGTTGAAGGACAAGTTAGCGTTGATAAGCTGCAAGCGTCTTCTGCCTTTGCGATTACGCCTAGCAATACCACTGATCTTTCTGTTGTTACGAGCGCTCTTTATGTTGGCTTTACTGGCAACGTCAGCGTTATTTGCTCAGGCGACACGCAGTTTGTCACTTTCTTCAATGTGCCTGGTGGAAGCTTTCTCCCCTTGCATGTAAAAAGAGTGGTGAGTTCTGGCACCACGGCTTCTGGCATCGTGGGAGTGGTCTAATGATTTCCTCCATTGCTCTTTACGTTGGCAAGGCATTAGAGCGAGGCATCTCTAGGCTCTATTTGCTCTTGGAAAATGGCGTGTATTTAGAGCTTGAAAACGGTCTTCCTATCTCCCTGGAGAAATAACAATGGGTCAAATTATTGCAGGCGGTGAACAATTTGAAACTTATATTGAAGCCGATCATCGCGGGCAAATTTTGCAAAAGGGGCCAGACAGTGGCGCCTTTGACGCCTTTGGTCGCCAACGCTTTAGCCAGCCATTCACGTTGTTTGATTCCATGCTGCGCTATACCAAGCGCACAGACCTATGGGACGAAAAGCTTGTAGGCTCTGGCACCACTTCTTATCTTGTTAACGAAAGCTCGCTTGACTTAGTTACCACTGTTGCCTCTGGCGATAGTGTGCTGCGCCGTAGTCGCAGACATTTCCCTTATCAGCCAGGGAAAAGCCTTCTCGTAATGACAAGCTTTGTAGGTAACGAGCCTGTTGCTGGTCTAGTGCAAGAAGTGGGGTATTTTGATGATGACAATGGCATCATCCTTAGGGCTGATGGAGAAGAAATTAAGCTCGTCATTCGCAGTTCGGCTTCGGGGTCCGTGGTAGAAAACGAAGTGCCGCAAAGCGAATGGAACATTGACACTTTCCCAGCGCTTGATTTTTCCAAGGCCAATATCTTTATGGGCGACTTGGAATGGCTTGGAGTGGGACGTGTTAGAGCAGGATTTGTCATTGATGGTGAAATGCGCTACTGCCATGAATTTAATCATGCCAATGCCATTGACACTGTTTATATGACTTCGGCTATCTTGCCAATGTCATACAAAATCACCAATTCCTCCTCCATTGTTGCCCCTGCTCGTCTTAAGCAAATTTGTGCAAGCGTCATAAGCGAAGGCGGTTATCAGCCGACGGGACCTATTTACATTGGCGGGCGCGGAGTGGGTGGATTTACCTCCATTTCTTCTGAAACAATGGTGGCAGCCATTCGCATGGCCAGTGGGCGCACTGACAATGTAATTATCCCTGCTCAAGTAGATGCAAGCTTGGGAGGCAATCCAGCATCTAATATTGTCGCACAATGGCGGCTCCGTCTCAATCCAACAATTAGCGGCACTTGGCTGCCCGCTGGCAATGGACGCGGCAATGTGGAAGTGATGAGCAGCGGCACATTTAGTGGTGGCACTGTTATCGGGGCTGGCCTTGTATCTTCTCGAAGCGCCATTGAATTTGACCCCGAAAGCGGACTCGCTCTATTTCTTGGTCAGGATATCAATGGCAACAGTGACGCTATTATTCTTACGATTCAATGCAGTTCAGCGGAAAACGCCACTGGGCTCTTGGGATGGAGGGAAGTGGTTTAGGGCTTAATTTGCTTCATTGCGCAGCTTGGATGGTGCGGGTGTACACAATGTATATACATTCGCGAAACCATCGCCAAGCCTGCTGAAAACAAACATAGCCCGACGACGATTTCCATGACTATTAAAAATCTCCTTCTATTGTAGCTGCCACGTAATACGCAATTCCCCTCCAAGAGCCTTTACGGCATCACTAGCTTCTGGAGGAGCTTCGTGGACAATCATCACGGAAGGGACAATGGCATCGGGCAAAGGCGTGATCGTGGCCTGGGGGAAAAGTTCCTGCGCTTTCGTTGCAAGTTTATTGGCAATAATTTCCCGCTCTTCCTTTTCCCATTGTTCCACTAGCTCTTTAGCTTGCTCGTCCACTTTCTGCAGTGTGAGCGAGGTTTTCCATTCGGTCCAGAAAGGGAAGCAATGGGAAAGAAGCAAAGGGAACCACGGCATCAGTCGCAACGAAGGCCATTTCTTAACGGCCTCCATTGCAAGCTCGTAACAAAGCGCAAAGAAGATGGTTTCTTTTTTCATGGCCTAACGAACATTGCCCATCCATCGGAAGAGCTTTTCACTGACCATCGAGGCAGCCAGTATTGATTTCCATACTGAACGTATGCTCCGCCTTGTGCGCTTTTGTAGCCGCCGTTCACAATGTCACACATCCCAAAGGGATCATGATGAGTGGTGGCACCATTTANAAAGACCTACGACAACGCTCCAGTGACCACCGCCTCGAAGGCTTGGCGAANNCCCCTTCGATGCAGCCATCCACAAGCGAGAGGGCGCCCTCGCTTGAATTTCAGACTGAAGCTCAGCTAATGAAACGTTTTGCCTGAAGGAAGCTTTTAGCCCAAGGCTTTGCAGGGCTTGAGCCTGTGCAGTGGCGCTAGTGGTGTCGCCAAAACGAGCCCGAATTTGGTTGTATTCATCATCACTTCTCACTCTCCCATAGAACGCTGCCACCATCGCGCAGGAGCTACTGAAACATTCCCGGTGGCCCTGTCCCGAGGCGTTGTCCCTCTGGCTGAAATAGGGCACCCTCAGGGGATTGGAGGGCTTCTGCGGAGGCCCAGAGCGATAGATGGAAGCAAACTCTTCTAGCTCAGCAGCAGACAATTGACCTTGCAGCCAGTTCCACGCCGCAATCTGATGGCTTTCCTCTTTGTAATGCTTTGCAGCGCTGGTGAGTTGAATAGGAGCCACGGGAGAAGGTGCAATGGGAGCGTATTGATTCATCAAGCGAATGAGCTTGTCTGTGTAACCGGGGTCAGTGGCATAGCCCTCGCTTTGCAGCATTCTTGCAGAAGCATCTCTGTTTGGCGCATTATTCACGCCCTTGTAACCTTTCCAATCTTTGTACCAGCGCGTTACCAAATAGTCAATGCAAGCGTCAATGGAAGGGAAATCAATGAAGCCTGCTTTAATCGTCACCCACTGCCCATCGTAAAACTCTTGCGTGGAGACACTGCTTCCATCTCCCTTTAGTCCCAGGTAATTGTTTTTCCCAGAAGTGTGCTTGCCGAAGCCGCTTTCCAAGCAGCATTGAGCAGCTACCAAGTCAGGAAACTTGGCGCCACTTTTTAAGCCCAGCTTGTGACACTGAGCCCAAAAGGCGCGCTGCTCAGCGTTCATCAGCCCTTCACACGAAACACAGCTTTAAGCCCAGTCAGCAGAAGCTGGACGATGTTGTTGCTTTTGTAAGGAGTGCGCTCAATAATTTGGTCTACGGCAGCAATGACAATGCCGCCAATGACAAACCATTCGATGGAGGTCATAGTGATAAAGCGTTTGATTTAAGCCTAGCGTCCAATCTCCAGGGAGCGCACGCGAGTTTCTAGTCCTTTAATGTTTTCAGTGAGGGTGTCCAATTTTTCTGTGATATTCTCCACTTGTGTGGTAATTTTTACTTGCTGATGGCCAATGCTCATCATCATGCCACCAGTAGCTAAGAGCATACCAGCAGTGATGCTTACAGCCAAATTTGCAAGCTTATCCTGCCATTGCTCCATTGGTAGTGAATTATATTTTCTCTCATTCTAGGGCCATCGCCATTCTGTATTTTGGCCTTGTAGGCTAAGAGCAGGCCAATTA